CGTGGACCTGAAACAAATGCTATTCAGGATGCAGCTATTCAAGCCGTGAAGTTTAAGTTGGGCAATTTAGTTTATATCCAGAACAACCAGCCTTATGCAGAGCGCTTAGAAAATGGGTGGTCTGATCAAGCACCACAAGGTATTTATGGTCTCACGTTTAACTTTATTTCTCAAAAGTACGGTGGCTAAAATGACAATGACTTTAGAGCAGACAAGGCAAGCTATTATTGATCGCATGCAAAGCTTTACAGGTATTACGCAAGACAGAATCCAGTATCCAAATTTACCAGGCTTTAATGTACCTAAAGATGGTGTTTGGTGCCGCTTAACGATTGCAGGTGGTCCCAGTTTTACTTCTGGCATTGCAGATAAGCCATGTACTCGCCGTACCGGTAATATCATGATTCAATGCTTTGCACGTCCCAATTCAGGAATAATTGAAATCACAAAATTGAGTGATGCATTACTTGCTCATTTTGAATATTTCACAATCGAACACTTAGAATGTTTGAATGGCCAATCTATTTATGCGGGTAAAGATGCTGACTTCATTCAATACAATGTATCAATAAGTTTTTTAGTTAACTAAAGCACATAACAAACCAATCTTTCACTACCACCTCATCGGTGGTTTTTTTATGTCTATAGGAATCACTTATGAGCAATTTTGTTTTTAAGCGTGGTGACACATTCAACTTGAATTTGCAGCTGGTTGATATGGATGAAACCCTGCAGTATCCACCGGATGATGTTCGTCGTGCAATTGATCTTACAGGTTATACCTTCACTTCACAGGTTAAAGCTCTGGCTGATGGCGCTGCTGTGGCTACCTTGACTTGTGCTGCATTAAATCAAAGTACACAGAAGGGATGGCTGAATATTAAATCAGGTGCAAGTACAGCAGCTTGGCCTTTAGGTCTGTGCCAGATGGATATTAAGGCTGTCGTGAATGGAGTTACCCAGCATACAGATACTTTGATTTTCCAAGTGATTGATGGGGTAACAGCATAATGGCAAATCTTGTTTTTAAATTTAGTTGGGATCATCGGCCATTCCCGTATAACTCGGCTCAGGGAAAACGGCAATTCATGCTGCCATTCGCTTCAGGTATTCCTAATCTGGCACCAAACTTTTCGCAGGTCCAAGGTACTGCTGCAGTCTCTCAAGGTGGTACTGGGGCGACAACTGCACTAGATGCTCGAAATAATCTCGGAGCAGCAGAAAAAGGGGTGAATAGTGACATTACAGAGCTAAAAGGATTAACCAAGGCTATTGCAATTTCTCAAGGTGGTACCGGTGCAACAACTGCATCAGATGCTCGAACTAACTTAGGGCTTGGTAGTGCCGCAACTAGAAATGTTGGTACTACAGCTGGTAATTTGATTGAGGTTGGCGGTTTTGGAATTGGTGGAGTAGGCCAAACTTTTGAAAGAAAAATGATTACGGGGGTAAACCCAGATTCTGTCGTTAGCTATGTATTGTTATTCCCTTATTCTGTCAGCAGCTCACCCAATCGAAACATGTTTGGTGAGCTAGTGTTTTCGAGGGGTGATTCAGGCTCAGCAAATCAACATTCGAGAACTTTAGTATCAATTCAGCAAGCATATGATCGTGTTACAGCCCGGCTTATTAGTATTGGTGTAACAACTCATATTTCAGGTATGGCTGTAGTTAAATATCAAAATATAGACTATGTTGCCATTCAAAGAACAGCAAGTTCTTCAACATCGGCATTTAGATATTTTTCCGGTATTTCCAATATTACATCTGATAATTATTTAGTTACTGTTCATACAGATGACGTTGTTATTGTCCGTGAGATACCTGTTGTAATTGAGCAGCTAAGAACATCTGCGAATACTTCTGTGGATTCCAACGGTTTCATAAAAGCAGCATCACCAGTAGTTAAGCTATTTAACGACCATATCGAGCTCAATAATGATGCAGAAAAACAACCGATTGAATTTAAGAGAATTGATGTTGGTGATTATTTACTAGAAGGTTCTTTAGGCTTTGCTCAGGAAGGCTGGTATATCGAAGTACCGAAAGATGCAAACGGCAACACAATCGTCGCAGTAGTGTATGACACCCTAGAAAATGGTGACATCTCAATTAAAACTTACAAGCGTAAGTTTGATTTCGAACTTGCGGCAGTCATAGCAGATCACGAGAACCCGATGGACATTCCAGAAGGGCGTTGGATCGATATCCGCTTGCATGAAGAACCAGAGCCTGAGCCACCTACAACTGAAACACCTTTTGATTTCCAACCTACAAACTTATCCGAGGCTGTAGCTGCTGCAATGGTTGGGGTAGAACCGCCAGAAATCTCAGACACAGACGAAACACTTTAATAACCCGCTTAAAAAGTGGGTTTTTTATTGCCTAAATTTTGGAGAACCATAAATGAGTTCAGGCGCAAAAATTCGATTATATGCTTGTGAAGAAGCAGTTTTAGGAACAACTCCAGCAAACCCGATCTGGTACACAGTTCGCCGTGTAAGTGATGGTTTATCTGAAAATGTTTCTACTGAAGAAAGCAGTGAAGTGGTTGATTCACGTTTTCGACAAGGTGGGGTAGTTACTGAAGCAGAAGTAGCAGGTCAGTTAGAGTTTGAATTATCACTTGGAACATTTGATTTATTCCTAAGTGCATTAGCTTTTAATAACTGGGCAACGAATAGCTTAACCATTGGCGGTAATGTACGTAAGTCATTAACGCTGGTTAAAGTTTTTGAAGATATTGGCCAAGTCTTTATTTATCGTGGAGTACAGGTTAATTCTGGTGAAATTACTATCCAGACCACGGGGAAAATCACTGGTAACTTTGGTCTTGTAGGTAGCTCGTTTACTCGTCAGCAAACTAACCCTGTAGTGAATCCGGTGGCAGCCTCAACTCGTCCGCTGGTGAGTATGCCGAACGTGGAAAACTTGCTTATTAATGGTCAATCAATTCAAGGTAAGGCTTGTCTACAGTCTTTGACTATTTCTATCAATAACAACCTTGAAGCGATCCGTTGTATTGGTTCAGGTAAATACACACCTGAGTTTTATTTAGAGAAGATGATGGATATCGAAGCGAATGCTTCATTCATGTTCTCTTCAACTGCTGCAGGGTGGATTGATGCCATTAAAACCCGAGATGTGTTTACATTGACCTTTGATATTAAAGACAGCAAAGGCAGTAAATATTCGCTCAACTTCCCACAACTGGAAGTCATGGAAGCCAATCACCCGGATGGTGGGGGTGATGACATCATTACTGTAGACATCAACTTTGCTCAAGTTCGTACAGCTCCAACGATTGTACGTGCTCTTGTGTAATCAGCTTAATCAGTAACAAAGCCTATGAAATTCCATGGGCTTTTTTATTCCTAAAATTTCAGAGGTTGTTATGGCTTTAAAAGTCGGAATTATTAAAAGCTCAGACGTATCAAAATGGTGTGAATACAAGGGTGCTGATGGCGATGTACAGGCAGAGTTCAAAGTCCGTGGTATCGCTTATAAGCCTTTTCAGGTAGCAATTGAACGAGCAGGTAACCAGATTTCATCCAAAGGCTATGATGTGATGGTCAAAGATGAAAATGCCAAGCTTTACCATGAATTGTTAATGGATGCGTGTGCTGCCCACTTAATTGAAGACTGGAAGGGTGTGGTTTTCGCCGAAATCGTAGATGGTAAAACTGTTGAGTCCGAAAAACCTTATACGCCTGAGAATGCATCAAAGCTTCTAAATCTAGGTGACATTGGCATTTCGATCTGGTTATTCATTAAAGAACAGGCTCAGAGGATTCAGGAAGAAGCCGACAAGGATAAGGCTTTAATTCTGGGAAAGTCGTCGAGCTCTACAAATACCAAAAAACGTATGCGTCGAAAACGCCGCATGAAATCGAACAAATCAAGTTCTTAGGTGGCCGTATTCCTGATCCGCCAGAATATTCTTATGCGGCTGAATCCATTCTTTCGGCATTTAGTACTATTGCCAGATCCAGACGGTATGAACAGAGCATCCCGTTATCTTTAGATCAGCAGGCAATCAATGTCTATGCAGAGCATAATGATTTACCAGTAGCTGCTCATATCTTTAATGACTGTATTTTTGCATTGGATAATTTGTTTTTGGATGAGGTGCATAAGAAAGCGAGTAAAAAATAGAAATCTATATTGCATTTGGCAAAAATCAAAGATAAATTGATGTCTCATACTTCTCACTCTTTGAGTAAGGGCCGCCGGTCGAATGTCGGGCTTTTTTTGTTAAGTGGTAATTCACCTACAAAGGAAAGCATGATGAAGAACCTTACTCATGCAGAACCCTATTTCATCATGCGTGAAAAAAAGGAACTGCAAAAGAGACTTTTAGATAAGAACAATGAACTATTGGAATTGATGCAAAGAGTTGAAAAATACTTGATGAGGATAGAAAAATAGAGAGTTGTCTTTCTACAAAAAAGCCCGCCTAATCAGCGGGTTTATTTGTTTCTAGCTCTTCAATTCGTGCCATTAGTTTTTCAATTAAAACAGTTGCGCGATCTAAATTCTTATTGCTCATATCTATAAGCTTCATAACTTCAGTTGGGATTTTCTCATTTATATCAAGGCTTTCTTCAAGTCTTGCAACTATTTCAGCAGTTAAAGATCTTTCATTGTCTTTAGCCTTCTCTTCTAATAATTCTTTGAGCTTGCTAGGCATTCTAAAATTCACTTGAGAATAATCTTTAGCCATGGACCATATACCGCAAATTGACAATTAACTAATCATATATAGCAAAAGTGCTTTACACAATGAAGCAAGAGTGCTATAAAGTAAAAATGCTATATAGCAAAGGTGCTTTATTGGAGGTAAAAATGACAAGGCATGATAAGCAAATGAACGTTCGTATGGCACATGAAACAGTAAGTGAATTAAAGGAGGTAGCAAAGAAAAATCGTCGATCGGTAACGGCTCAGTTAAATCAAATCATAGAAGACTGGCTAAAAGAACAGAAACAACAGGATGCGAAAGCATGAAATTAACAGACAACAAAAAAGCCCCTGAATCTTGGCGGATGCGGAGCTTGATTGAAGTCATAACAGTGAGATATGAACTATGTTAAATATACCATTCGAATTTGATAAAGACAAGGTTCTAGATATTACCGATCTACTGCCAACCATTCCTATTGAGATTCTTGAGAAAGTAACAGATCAAAACGGTTCTGTTTCGGCAGATGAAGAAAATTTTCTAAAATCTGTAGGCCGTGCTGCGGAAAATGCAAACCTTCCAGTTTTAAAGGGATTAAGTGCTATTGGTGTGTTGCTTGCCAACGCAAATGAAGAAATACCGTTAGGAACATTTAATGATGTTGGCTGGTTAATACAATCGCTTAGCGAACAAGTTTTAGCTATAAGCCATATGCAAGGGTTCGCTGACTTACTTCTTGATGCAAGTAATAAGAACAAAATCTCTAAGGGCAATGGAGGGCTAATGTCATGAGTAACATTTCTGTATTCAACTTCAATCAAAATGAAATTCGAACAGTTTTAAAAGATGATGGAGAAATTTGGTTTGTTGCTAGTGATGTTGCTACTGTATTGGAATATAGCGTTGCATCAGCAATGATTCGTCATTTGGATGAAGATGAGAAGGGTGTGTCAATTGTGCATACCCTTGGTGGGGAGCAAGAGGTTTCGATTATTAGTGAATCTGGTCTTTATTCCGCAACACTTAAAAGTCGTAAACCTGAAGCAAAGCAATTTAAGAAGTGGATAACTTCAGATGTTTTGCCAAGTATACGCAAAAATGGTGGTTACATTGCTGGACAGGAAAATGATGATCCTGAATTAATCTTGGCAAAGGCTTTGCAGGTCGCTAACAATGTGATTCTTCGCAAGACTCAAGAATTACAACAAGCACGGATTGAGCGTGACTTTGCAATTGAAACAAAAGCCCATATTAGCGACAAGAAAACAGCTACCGCTATGGCAACTGCTTCTGTTAAGAGTCGTCAAGCTGAGAAATTGAAAGAGCAGATTGGCGAGTCTAAGAACTATGCTTCGGTTAAGGCGGTTGAAAAGGTCGCAGGTGGCAAATACAACTGGCGTGAACTTAAGAAATGGTGCTTAGCCCATGGCAAAAAAATTAAAGACATTGCTGATGCTAATTATGGATCTGTAAAGATTTACCACAAGGATGCATGGAAAGCAGTTTATGGGATTAATCTAACTGACTACTTTGCCGCTTAACCATATAACAAAACCTATGCTATAAATACCCTCAAATATGAGGGTGTTTTTATGAGAAAGATTATTTTATTGAGTTTAATTTGCTTTCCAGTTTTTGCTATAGCGAACACTTCACAACCACTTAATTATCATGATAAGTGCAAACTAAGAGGATTTAATTTACTTGCCTATGATGCGAATTTTAAAGAAGCATTTGATTCAAAATTAATGAAATTTGGAGCAATGAAGTCTACAGATTTTGATAAGGATGGCTGTATTAATGAAAATAATCTTATAAATGGAATTCTAACAGCCGAATTTCTTCAAAATAAAAATAAATTTGTTGGACAGCATTTAAAAAGTTTTGTTGCATTTGATTCAAAAAATAAAGAAATTCTTGTGGTTTTAGTAGATGAAGAATCGAAGAGTTATGTAATTGGAGATAAGACACCTAACTTAATTTCCGCTCTAAAATCTTCATTTGGTTCAAATGAGTACTTTCAAAAAGTAGATATTACTTCGCCGTTAACGTTCACAAATTTCAATGAGAATTATCAAACAAATAAAGCTGAAAAAGAGTTTTCTGATGTTGTTGAAAAAAGAATTGAAGAAAACAAAAAACTTTATAAAGTGGCAGCTGAGAACCTTAGAAAAAAGAATCTAAAGGATTTAATTCACAAAGATACAAAATACATTGATCAACTTAAAGATGGAGAAGGAAGAAAATCTAACATCAGTGTAATAACAGTGATGGATCCAAATATAGATTTACCGCTTTCAAAAAAGAGCATTTCTCAGAACATATATTTTGTATCTGTTTTAGAAAAGATAGGTCTCAAAAATCCTTACTCATTTAAGCCTAGAAGTGTAATTGTAAAGCAAGAAGGTGCATTGCTTAAAATTGGACTTGAATATACAGCTCAAAATTCTTATGGAGCTGATGTGGTTGGATTTGGAAATAAAGTTTTATTTCTAGGTAGCGATGGCCAATATCATCCAGATCCAGAAAAGTAATTTATACATTTTAAAAAGAACCCGCGAAAGCGGGTTTTTTATTGCCTAGAGGAAAAGTAAGATGGCACAAGAATCCCGTTTGGTCATTGTTATTGATTCGCAAAATGCTGAACGTAATGCGCGTAATCTAGGCAATGAACTTGTTAGCATTGAACGTAAAGGTGATTATGCTTCTAAGTCAATGGATGGCTTATCTGTAGCTACTCGTGCACTAGCTGGGTATATGGCTGGGCTAGTAACGGTGGGTGCAGCTATATCTAAAATGGACACTTATACAGGTCTTCAGAATCGTCTAAAGCTCGTTACTAATAATCAGGCTGAATTGAATAAAGCGACTGAAGATACATTCCAGATCGCACAAAAAACCTATTCAGCATGGGATTCTGTTCTTCAGGTCTACCAGCGTTTTAGTGATAATGCAAAAACACTAAACCTCACAATGGATGACACTGCTCGTTTAACTGAAACCGTATCTAAAGCCGTAGCAATTAGTGGTGCAAGTGCAGAAGCTGCTGATGCAGCTTTAGTTCAGTTTGGGCAGGCTTTGGCAAGCGGAACGTTGCGTGGTGAAGAGCTTAATTCTGTAATGGAGCAAACCCCGGCATTAGCTAAAGCAATTGCTCAGGGTATGGGTATTACTGTAGGTGAATTACGTTCAGTAGCAGCTGAAGGAAAAATTACTTCACAGGAAATCGTGAAAGCACTTAGAAATGTCCAAGATGAAGTTGATGCTCTTTTTGCTAAAACTGACATTACAATTGGTCAATCATTAACTCTACTTAATAATGAAATTACTAAATTTGTAGGAGAGGCTGGTAAAGGAAGCGGAGCAGCACAGGCTTTATCAGGATCGATTCAGTTATTAGCAAATAATTTGAATTTAATTGCAGACAGTGCATTTGCCATTGGTATTGGCTTAATGACAAAAGCTGTTTTAACAAAAACGGTTGCTGTACAAGCGAGTATTGCTGCTTCAGCTCAACAAAGAGCCGCAAGCCTTGCTGAAGCCCAAGCACAGGCTCAATTACTAGGTGTAGAGGCTTTGCGTGCAAAGCAATCTGCTGCTTTAGCTATTACTGAATTGGGCTTGGCGAGAGCTGAATATAACGCTGCAACAACCGCTAAGGAAAGGGCGGCAGCTGTTCAACGCAAAACAGCCGCCGAAGTGGCCCATAGTATCGCCCTAAAAGAATCAACTGCTGCAACACTGGCTTATAAAGCCGCTCAAGATGTATTAAACAAATCAGCGTCAATTGGAAGTAGAGCATTAGACTTAGTTGGTGGCCCTATTGGAGCTATTACATTAGGGATTACAGCCTTAGCTGCGGGCTATATGTACTTTCAGGATAAGGCAGCCCAAGCCAATAAAAAACTAGAAGAGCAAGCAGCAGTTGCTAAAAAGGCAAAAGAAGAACTTCTAGCACTTAAAGGTCTTGAAAAAGATTCTGCAATCAATGATATGACCGCTTCATTTGAGCGCCAGAATCAGGCACTTGCTGATTCTAGTAGTAAAATAAATATCCAGTTGAATGCTATTGCTCAACTCTACAAAGGCAATAAAGAGATTGTTCAGGTTGTTAATGATGCTAGAGATGGCACTATTAGCATGAATGATGCTGTTAAGCGCTTTAATGAGTTGCGTATTAGTAAGGATATTTACAACGCTTTAAAAGAGAACTCTTCAGAGTTCGAAAAGAACGCTAAAGAAGCTAAAACTACACAAGAATCCCTAAAGCTTTTCGGTATTGAGGTGGAGCTATCTGGGCGTAAAGCTCAAACGGCTGTGGCTGGAATTGATGACAACTCTAAAGCCTTAATTGGCAATGAAAGTGCAGCTCAAAAGGCAACTAAAGCTCAAAAGGGTTATTTTGATAGCCTCCGTTCTGAAGTACTCAATTCGAATGAAGAGCTTGCTTTGTTAAATCTTGGATATAGTGAAGAAACTGTAAAAAAGATACTTGAACTTCAGAAAGCAAAGCAGGCAGTTGCAGCACCGGGTACAACTGCGATTGTCACGAATGATGAAATAGAGCAGATTGTCCGTGCTCAAAAGGCTCTTGATGACCTTAAAGACAAGAAGGATGCAATAACTGCTGCTGAACGCAAACATACTAGTGAGCTTGAAAAGCAGCAAAAAGTTCTTTCTGTTAATGCCAAAGTTCAGGCTAATGCTGCTAAATATGGCTTTGCTGGAATTGAGTCAAAGTACAACTTACCAGCAGGCACATTGTCAGCGCTTCATATGATTGAGTCACGTGGTAATGCTAAAGCTTATAACAAATCTACTGGTGCAACTGGTGGATTTCAATTTCTGGAAGGCACAGCTAAGCAATATGGCGTGAAGGACCGTACTGATTTAGCACAGTCAGCAGAGGGTGCTGGCAAGTATATGTCTTATCTTTTGAAGCTCTTTAAGGGCGATCTAGAGAAGGCTGTGCGTGCCTATCATGCTGGTGAAGGCAATGTTCAAAAGGGTAAAGGTATTGGTAAATATAACAACCAATACTGGAAGGATTATCAGGGCTATATGGCTGGTATTAATGGCTATACAGCTGGCGATATCACCTCTAAAGATTTTGATAAGCTTATTCAAGACGCCACAAAAATGGCAGAAGAACAGGCCAAGTTACGCCTTCAACTGGAAAACGATGTTGCCAATGAAGTGACTAAGATCAGAAATGATCTTGCTAAGAAATTGGAAGATGTCGATAAGGCCAACTTCACCCCAGAACGCAAAGCTGAAATTAAAGCAGAACTTCAAGCACGTGCAGATAATGATATTGCTATTGCTGAGCAAGCTACAAAGACTAAGCTTGATTCATTCCGAGACTACACAAAGACGGAAGAGCAGCTTTTAAAGGACAGTTTTGCAAAACGTCAATTTGAAGCCGAACACGACTTAGAGATGACGAAAGAACAGCGTAAAGAAGCTGTTAATTTGTTAGCTCAACAGTTGCAACAAGAAATAGGTTTACTAAAACTTGCTCAAGAGCAACGTTTGTTTCAAGCTAAATTATTCTTGCTTTCAGAAACTGAGGCAATGCAAGAACGCTACCGATTGGAGCGAGAAGAAATTGCCAAAACGGCAAAAGATGAGGAGGAAAAACGTAAGCGACTGGCATTATCACGTGATCAGGAAAGATTGGAAGCATTTGATCGTGCAGCAAAAGCTGGTCAAGCATGGGGTGGTATTCAAGCTGATATGAATGGCAGTGGTGAGTTCTATAGACTAGATCAAGAACGATCTAGCCGCCTAAGTGCCGCGACAAATCTACTTGATAGTCAGCAAGGTGTGGTTAATTTAAATGAACAAAATTCTATTGAGGCTTTAAATGCACAATTTGAGCAACAGCTTATAAGTCAGCAGGATTACGAAAACCAGAAAACAGCTATCATTCAAGCTGCTCAGGACCAACGTAATCAGATTGCTGCTGAACATGCAAAGAATGTTCAGGATATTGAAGATAAATATCAGCAAGATCGTTTGAACACCCAAATTGCATTTGGTGGCCAAATGATGGGTTCACTTACATCGATGTTTGGTTCAATGTTTGGAGAGCAATCTAAAGCATATAAGATCATGTTCGCCGCTGATAAAGCTTATGCCATTGCAGCTGCTGGTATTGCGATTCAGCAAAATATTGCAGCAGCTTCAAAAGCTGGTTTTCCTCTTAACATTCCATTAATTGCTGGGGCGGTTGCTCAAGGCGCTAGCATTATTGCAAACATCCGTGCAATCAAAGATCAAGGCTTTGCTGACGGTGGTTACACTGGATCTGGTAGAAAATATGAACCTGCCGGTATTGTCCATAAAGGAGAGGTGGTCTGGTCCCAAGAAGACATTAAAAGATGGGGCGGAGTTGGTTTAGTTGAGAAAATGCGTAAGAGTGCAAACCCTGAAGCTTTTCTCAATAACAATGCCTCGGCTGATAGTGTCATGCGCCGTGCATTGATGAGTTCTAATGCCTTTATAGAAAGCCAAAAGCAAGCTGACATCTTTAATCAACCGGTTCAAGATACTCAGATTATCTATAAAGGTAATAGAGACACACCTAAGTTGGCGTCTTCGGCAAATTCTGACTTATTCCACGATGGCAAGGTCTACTTCTCATCCAGTGGTTTAGTTCAGGATCGTTCAAATCTGGATGATGTTCAAGACTTCACGATGGGTAAAGCTGCTCGACCTCAAGCTGAGATTATGCCTTCAATTGAGCCTGCTTCACCGACAATCAATTTCAAGATTGAAGTCGTGAATCAAGTCAGCGGTGCAACTGTTGAAGCTGAACAACTGGATGAGCAAACAGTCCGGATCATTGTTACAGATGAACTGGATAAGCAGCTTCCAAGAAAGGTACCGAAACTTGTAAGTGACCAAATCGCAAATCCAAACTCAACCATTAGTCGGTCTTTGACTGAGAATACGACAGCAAGACGGAATCGTTAATTTAAAAGCTACCTCTAAAGGTAGCTTTTTTAAATAAATTAGGACAAAATTTCAAAAAATTGGTGAATATTCTTATGCTTCCCCCAGTTCCTAAAACTAAGTCATCAGAAGTAACCGATATTATTAACTCTGCTGTTCCTACTGGATCGATAAGTGAATTTCAGTATTTTAGATGTAAACGGTTGCTTAATGATATTAAAGAAACTGAGCCACTAGATTGGTTTTTATTAAGCAATAGTATTATTGAAATGTATTTTGATAATCCTGTTCTTGCGCATCAATACGCTCGAGAAGTACTGAAAATTAGCAATAGTGTATCGATTTTATCGAATCTTTATTTTGTTTTTCTTAGCTCAGTAGATTTTTCTGGCGCTAATGAAAATATTGATAAAATTATTAGTTTGTGTAGTAAACAAAATTTACCCTTAGAAAGTTTTATTCCTATAGACTTCAAACCTATAACTTATTTTCTAGACGGAATTTTAAATGATGATTTAAATTATTATAAAAGATTTAAAAAGGAAGACTTTAATGAATTTATTCAGCTTTTTGAAATTAAAAATAAACTAGAAATTGATTCTAGTGTCTTGAAACATATCGGTTCAATTCTTTTTAAATGCTTTAACTCTAGGAATGTTAGGTGCCGAAAATATGAATATAGTTTTATTGATGATGAATTTTTGATATTGCTTTATGTCGATAGAAGTTTTGATGAGATTGATGCCATGAATTCAGAAATATTTAGTAAATGCTATGATGAGGGCTTAATTGATGAACTGAATAAACTTTCATATTTTATTATTCCTTATGAAGTGGGCGTGGATTGAAAAATGGCTACTACAGATACTCTAAATTACTGTTATGAGCTATTAGGTAATTCCACAAAATATGATGAATGCCACAAAAGGAATATTATAGGGCGTGCTTATTACCATGCTTTTTATGAAGTCCGACATCATTTAGAACAACGACTATTATGGCCAGTAACAAAGACAAAATGTGGAGCTCATGAAAAAGTCTATAGCAGACTTAGTGGGTACCCTGCGGGTTCAACGTCTGAAATGATTCAGAAAAGAGCTGCGGAAATCAAAAATCGAATACAAAAATTAAAGAGGTTTAGAACAACAGCTGACTATCATCTTCACCTAACGATTTCAAATAAATTAATAAACTATATTTTACATGAATCTAGTCAGATATCTGAAGAAATATCAAGACTTTAGTTGTTAAAGATACTTTTATACCGACCCATTATGAGGTCGGTTTTTTATTACCTGAAGGAAAGTTATGTACAAGTTAAAGCTAAATCCTCAGACCAGCGGCTATGGCGTAACACCGGGTGATGATGTTAAGCGTCAGCAGATGGATGGAGGACGTGGACGCTATTACATCGATGTAAAACGGAATAGCCACATTGTCGATGTGAACTGGAACTTAAGTAAAACAGATTTCAATAAAATGATGGCTTTCTGGCGTGTATACCAAAGCAAGCCGGCTTCATTTTATGCGGATCTGGTGATTGATCAGGGAACACGTCAGCAATA